TAACTCATTTGCATTAGCAACTGGATTATCCAATGTGTAAGATGTAGTCGCACTTGTAGTGAAGTCTTGCTTAGCAAAACTTGTGTAACTTAATGCTGGTTGATTACCAATAAAAGGCATTGATTATTCTCCTATGAACTGATTGCGTCTACTGTTGATACCCAAACATCTAAAGATGAAGCTGTGTCTGATATTACTTTTAAAGCATCACCAGATTGAACTACAAATTTAGCTCCACCATCTAATACTTGTAATGATGAACCAGTTGGTATTGGTGCATCTTTAACAAGATAGATGTCATTTGAACCATCATTAATATAAACAGATGCTACAACAGCTGATGTTGTTACATTTGAAACTGATATACCAACTACTGTATCAAAACTGTCTGCTGTAAATAAAGTAGCAGCAGATGTGCCTACATCGTTGCTTGTGTATCGTCTAAAGTTTTGTGCCATTATTTATTTCTCCTTATTAATATATTATATAGCTATTATCCAAATTGTCAATATTAAAGTGCTATTGCCATAGCAATAGAAAATCCGTTTGATGCCTTAGTATCAATTTGTGTTTGAATAGCGGAAGTCACTCCATTTAAATAGCCAAATTCTGTGTTAGATATTGTACCATCATGTATTTTAGTAGCATCAATAGCTGCTGATCCATTTATATCTGCATTAACAATTACTCCTGAACCTATTGCAGCTACACCTGTATCTGCTATAGTAATATCTCCAGATACTACATTATCAATCCATTTAGATGTGCCAGTATCATAAAATAATAATGCTGCATCTGCTGGAGATGTAATATTAGTATCAGTTAATTCTGATAATTCATTTGCTGTAGCTACCTGTGAGTCTACATACGCTTTAATAGATTGCTGTGTAGCTAATTGTGTAGCTGAATCAGAAGCCATATTATCTTCATCTAATATAGCAGTTCCTGATACACCTGTATTTAGTACAGGTGATGTTAGAGTTTTATTAGTTAATGTTTGAGATCCAGTTAAAGTAGCAACTGTAGAATCAATAGCAAATGTAACAGCATTTCCAGAACCAGAAGTATCTATACCAGTTCCTCCAGTAAATGTTAAAGTTTCACTATCTAAATCTATAGATAAAGCTCCACCACTATCAGCTTGAAAATCTAAATCTTCAGCAGTAATTTGTGTATCTACATAATCTTTTACTGCAGCAGATGTAGGTAATGTTGTATCATTATCATTAGAACCAATACCTTCAGATTCTAAAACAATTGCTGATGCTTTAAAATTATCTACTTCAATATTTGAAACTGTATTATTATCAAAGTCAATAGTTTTGTTTGTAAGTGTTTGTGATCCTGTTAATGTAGCTACAGTTGAATCAATAGCAAGTGTTATTGTTTGTGAAGAACCAACTGTATCAATACCTGTACCACCAGTTATAGTTAAACTTTGTGAGTCTAAATCTATAGACTGTGCACCACCAGTATCACCAGAAAAATCTAAATCTTGTGCAGTTACTTGAGAATCAACATATGCTTTAATTGATTGTTGTGTAGCTAATGCAGTTGCACTATCAGATGACATATTATCTTCATCATTAATAGCTGTAACTGTAGCACCAGATGCTAAAGCTAAACTTGTATTTGCAGTTAATGTAGTAAATGTACCAGCAGCAGGAGTAGTACCACCAATAGTTGCATCTACTGTACCTGCATTAATATCAGCTGTATCTGCTACTAAACTATCAATATTAGCTGTACCATCTAAATGTAAATCTTTAAATTCTAAACTAGATGTACCTAAATCTATATCATTATCTGTTATAGGTACAATGGCACCATCTTGTATTCTTAATTGTTGTACTGATGAAGAAGATACATCAACATAAAATTCTAAATGATTATTAGAGTCATCTATTAAAACTCTATTTAAATTACCTGTATCTCTAATTACACCTACAGGCCCACCATCACCCGCAGTACCATCATGCGTGTGTCCTGTTGTTGCATTAAATGCAGCTAATAATTGGTTAAACTCATCATTAGTATCTGCAGCTGCAATCGTATCACCTGTTGTGTATGTTGATTGTCGTGCACTATATCCTGCCATTATCTTCTTCCTCCTGGAGTAAATTCTAGTTGAAATCCTTTTACTGAAAATGCATCTGTTTGATTTCTATCATCTATTTTCAAAGCTACTGCAAATCCAGATCCTTCTACTGTTTGTCTTATAAGTGGTGTACCTGATGCCCCATACAATGCACTACCATAAATAGCTGTACCGTATAAAGCTGCACCACCTGCTGATGTTAAACTTATTTTATTTGGTTGTGGTGTATCTTGACTATCATAGTCATATCTAACTGCTAAGTCAGCAGTTACAGTTGTACCCTCTCCTTCATAGTTTAAATTAACCCTTTGCATATATTTTCTTAAACCAGGATCACCTAATACCATATCTGGAGATCTATATGTTGCTACAATTGTATCTGTATTTCCAGCATTAGCAAATGTATTACCTACTTCCATTTTATAAATATAGCCATCATATCCACCAAATACTTGTGTTTCTACATTACTTATAAAATCAGAATCTGTACATGCAGGTTTAATACCTATCATGTCAGAATATTCAAAACCTATTTGTCCTGTATTAGGATTGTTTTTTAATACACCTATAATTCCTTTTGATGATGATTGTGCACCCGCAGTTGTAGGATAAAATAATCTATATTGTGATTTATCTCTAATAACTAATGATGTTATTCTATCTAATCCTACTTCATCAATTCTAGCTTGTATTTGCCTAGATATAGATCCAAGTTCAACGTCACCAATTCTAGCTGTACCAGCAATAGTTCTCAGTCCATCAGGTGCTAAGAATATAACATCACCACCAATCTCTTGAATACTACCACCATCTCTACATCCAATATTTCTTGTAACTTCTTGTACTGCAAAATCTGCAGATGATGAGCCAGTTAATTTATAAATTCTATCTATACAAAATATAAATAATTCATTCCTAAATACTCTTAATCCAACTACTTCAGAGTCAACTTTAAATGAACCTGCACCATCAGCTGTATTAAAATCATCTTCAGCAAAAGGTGCACTAAATAAAACTTCTTGTGGATTTGTAGCACCTGCATAAAACATATGGTTTTGAAATGCTTTTACAAATTTAGGATTTGTAGGAGCTGTACCACCACCTGTTGCATTTATAGGATCTACAGCAAAACTTTCATTAATTGATTGTGCAGCTGAATGTCCTGTTGCTATAATTACTTTATCAGTACCATCAAAGTTATACTTTTCAAAATCGTATGCTCTAGTAGATGTACCTAAACCTGTAGTTAAACTTGTCCAACTACCTGAAGTTGTACCTCTGTGTATATCACCACCTCTAGCTACAATTATTTGACCATTAAATACTATAGCACAATCTATAACTAAACTTGTATTACTAGATCCTTGTGGTACAATTGTAGTATTATACAATGCTGTACCATTAACTCGTCTATATCCCCCTTTAATATCTGGCTCAAAATTTCGTAATATAAGTGCTTCACCAGGAGCCATAGAAAACACATCTTTATTAAGTGTTAAACCCCCTGCACAACTAACTACGAATGGTGATATTAAATCAGTAGATGGCATTATGATGTAATTTTCTTATCTGCTAGTCTTCTTAATGTTTCTAATTCGTTAAAATTTAAATCTCTAATTATATCAGATACATCTTCACCTTTTTTGTATTTATCAATATAATCATTAATCTGTTTAGTATTTAATTTATCAGACAGATCTGCTTTTCTTACAGGCTCTTCTTTATCTCTACCTTGCATTTTAAATTTATCTGTTTGATAATTCATATTATCTTGAACTTTTTTATTATCTTCTCTAATAGCCATTAGTTAACTCTGCCTCCTATGTTTAATGAAATACTTTCTGCTATTGTGTCTGTTCTCATGTAATCATTTTTAGTTGCGTAATCTACTTTCAATAATCTTAATTTTCTTTGAAAGTCTCTATCAGCTAATTGTGCATGTTGAGGATCAGATCGTAACATGTATGTGTAATATTTTGCTCTATCAACAATTAATGTTCCAAATCTATCTGGCAAACTCATAGTATCTCCATGAGCAGATAAATCTGTATGTGTTGTATAATAAATATAATTTACTGCAAATTCATTACTATTTGGTCTTGGGCTTACACCAAATGTAGAATGATTTGGTAATATGTATACTCTTAATGGGTTTGCGTAATTACCACTATTATTTGTATCGTCAGTGGGTTTATAATTTTGTATGTAGTTATCATAAGATACATATGTCATCTTTCTGTTTAGTATATCATTTCTAGATATTCTTACATAATCAACTGTAAAATCTCCAGTTGTAGATAATTGTATATGCGTAGTTGTAGCAGTTGCAGTAAATGTAGTATTTAAAATTTTACCTTCTCCATAGTTAGTAACTATTATACTACTACTTTTATTTTGTGTACCACCTGCACTTGTACCAACAGCTACATCAAGTGTATCTGAATTTGCATTTGAGTTTAAAACTCTAACCTGCAGTTTATAAGTTTTGTTTACAACTGTAGAAAGAGATTGTGATGCAGATGCATTACTTAAACTTAATCTACCATTACCTGAACTAGAGTATGCTGGAGATCCACTTTGAGTTGTCCAGTTATTTATATTAGATGTAAACTCTCCGTTAGTAACTAATTCTTTTGGCCCAATTGAAAATGAATCCATATCTGCTTTTCTAAAGTCTGCAGGAAAGTCATATTCATTATCGCCTATTTCTAAATTCTGTGTAGTTCTTGCATATAGCAAAGGTATCTCACCTGTTTCATTATAAATGTCATGTATAGATTTATTTATAAAATCTTTAACTGCAGTCTGAATACCTCTACTTGAAGCAAAGTTAGCAGAAGTTAATTCTATTTCGTTTAATTCTCTTAATGTTCTGTTTGTTAAAGTTAAATATGTTGTTGACATTTATTCTCCTATTAAATCAAGGGGGGATTGCTCCCCCCAAGATAATTAGCTATTAACTAAATGTTACGTTTTGTGAGTCTGTATCAGCGTCTGATCCACCTTTATCAAGTGACATCATAGTTGCCCATACTCTTACTTTCGCATTAACAGCAGCAGTAGCAACAGTTATTCTAATGTCATCAGCAGCTGAATATGCTTCAGGTGCGTTTAACAATGTTTGTTGCCCAGTACTAGTTGGTGCGACTTCGTCAACATATTGATCGGCATCTCCAGAGTCTCCTACAGCAATTGTACCTGTTCCAGTACCTGCAGTAAGAACATCTACACCTGCAGAAAGTACTAAAGTATTTGCAGGAATACCAATAACATCAAAAGTGTCAGTAGCAGCATTAGTTGTAGAAGAAAAATCTACAACCTCTGACATAACTCTCACTTGATCAGATGATGCCTTGATCAATCTGTTTGTGTTTGAACTATTATAAGCAGTCATATTTTATTTCCTCCTAAAATTAACCGATTGTAATTACGCCAGATCTTACTGCTTCGTCTCTAAGAATTTTTCTTCCGAAAACGTGTAAGCCTCTGACTACGTCAGCGAATGAATCAGGGTCTCTGATTAATTCAGTTTTTGCAATGTGATTTACAGTTGCAACTCCTGACGCATGTCCGTATAAAAATGCAAACTCATTTGATCCTGAAGAACCAAAAGTATGAGATGCTACAGATCCACTAGACACTGCAATAGCATTTGTTGAGTACATGTTAAAACCAAATAACGGTCTGTCTGTAACAAGACCATTTCTGATTTGAGATGTACCGCCATCAGCCATTACTGATTGGTCAGAAAGTTTAGCACCTGATTTTCTTAATTGCTCAAAAAATTCAGGTGGTGCAACTAACCATCTATTTTCTTCTGGCACATCATTTTTGTCAAGAACTTTTTTAGCTGCTGACACAACGTCTGCTAGAGTATCAGCTGCTGCATCACCATCAATTGGTGAACCATCAGTTCCTGTATCACTTGCAGATGTAGAAGCGTTATCATAGATAAACTTCAATACATTGTAGTCATAGTTTTTCTTTAATGAGTATGCACCTGAAGAGGTTGCAAGAGCTTCAAAGTTAACATGAGATTGTCTTTCTTCAATATCATCTACTTTAAAAGCAAAGTATGAACCTTGATCAACTGTCATAGTGATTTGGTCATCCGCTAAGTCTTGTGTAGACACAGCTGTACCTCTTGCATAATCTGCAACAGTGATTGTTGGTTCTTTTATTATTTTAACAGTATCGCCAAAATTTTCAATTTCTCCAGCGTAATCAGTGTTAGTAATATCTTCTACCACTGATGCTCTTCTGAAGAATTTTTGAACCTTCTGACTAAAAATTTGTGGAGTGAAATTACCTGAAGGTAAGTTCGAATATCCACCAGCACTTCCAAAAGCCATGGTTGTACCCTCCTTTAGTTTAGTTTAGTTGATTGTTTAACGTTGTTCAATTCTACCTTCTAAACGAGCAAGATCAATTTCTGATTCTAGTTTCTCAAATTCATGAGCTTTTAGTCTAGAAATTTCAGTTGCAGTCCAAATTTTCTTCTGAGGTATATCAGTTTCAGTACTCTTCTTTGTTTTAGAAATTGCTTTAGCAGCTTCTTTCTTAACATTAGATTCCTGCTTTTTACTTAACTTACTAATGCCTTGATCCATTTTATATAAATCAATTGCTCTAGCAGCTAATGTTGCATTAGATGTATTTTCATACAGCCAACCTTGTATAGTAGGATCTTGTCTTTCAGCCCATTCATGAAATGAATCTTGTTGTCTTAATTCATTAAAGTCTGGGTGCAGTTTTAAAAGTTCTACTTCAGCTTTTTCTTTTGCAATTTGCTCTTGTTGCACTTTTAGATTTTTATATTTATCTTCAAGTTCTGCAGTTTGAGTAGTTGCCTTTTCTATAGCTATGGTTTCAACCATATCATATACATCGGGGTACTCTTTTCTCCATGCATCTAATTCTTCTTTAGATTTAGGAGGATTAAATTGCGAGTTTCCTGATTCTAATCTGTTACGCAAAGATTCTAATTCGTCCTTGTGTTTTTGAATAGTAGAATCATAGTGTCTTTTCAAATCGTCATAACGTTTTTTAAAGACTCTATCTTCAGCTCTAGCAGGGCGTTCAGCGATAGGAGTAGCCTGATTATCTGTTTGATCTGCAGTCTCTTCAGATGCATCGGTGTCCTTCTGTTCGGTTGCTGCGATTGCTTCTTTTTCTCTTTGTTCCCTTTGATATTTAGCTAACTCACCTTTTGCAAATGCTTCAACTTCGGCATCTTCTCCACCTCTATCTTTATTATAAGGATTTGCATTGGGTACTTTAACTTGTTTCTCTTCGGAAACTTTTTTTTCTTCTTCCATTATTTTTACCTATTGGGTTGAGTGCCTTATGGATAAGGGTAGCTCGATTCCATAATTGTTGTGGGCTGAATTAGATTTGTTCAGTATCTATTGCTTCGTACTGATCTTCTTCAGGTGGCACAGGTTGTTGATCCATCTCTTGTGTAGCTGAAAGATCTGCTATAAAACTTTCTACAGCATCTCCTTCATCTGCTCCACCGTATCTTTTAGTTGCAAAGTTTTTTACAACTGATACTGGTAAAACTACGTTCTCTTCTGCACCTGTAAACTGATCTATTAAATCACCAGCTTCTGGTGCAATCTTTTTAAGAACCATTGCAACAGATGGAGCTAAGACTGTATCTAATACAATTTTATCTTCATCTGTTAGAGATTGAATTTTGTCTGCTACTTGTTCTGTAGGTTGTGGGGGTGCTACTCTTGTTTCAGTAGGTTTAATTCTTTTTGGCTGCATAGTTTCAGGCACTTTCATTCTACTCATGTCTGGAGCTTTTGGAGTAAATGGTTTTTTACCTACTAATCCAGTTGTACTAACTTTATTTCCTGCTTCTATTGCCATTATACTCTTCTCCAATGTGATAGATTATATCTATTAATTTGTTTATCACTTACAAAATTACCTAACATCCAACATAAAGGTTCTCCAATACCTGCATAGATTCTTCCTAGTAAATCGAATTTACCTTCGTTTAATCTCCACGCAATATCATTTGCTCTGTGTTGTGCAATATGTTTCCATATTTTTCTGTATCTAGGATATTTTTGTATGTGTCTTACAGTTGGTTCTGCCCAAAGTAAATAACCTTTAACATGTTTTATAGATAACTTTTTAAATGTAAATTT